CAGATGAATGGTTTAAAAAAGATACTGAAAGATCAATAAGACAAGCCACAAGTATACCTGGTTTTGATCGTATGTCTCCCTCTAGACAAATAGCAATGATAGACCTTACTTTTAACATGGGGTTTGGTTGGACTAACAAGTTTAAAAATGCCTACAGCTATATAAAAAAAGCTGCTAAGTCTACTAGTAACATTGATCAAATTACTAACTGGAGAATGGCTGCCGCTGAACTTCAGTACAGAGATCCACACAAAGATAATTTTGAAAACACAAAATATTGGGGGCAAGTAGGCAGTCGTGCTCAGAGAAACGTAGATAGATTTAATAATATGCTAAGTCCTGAAGAGGGAGAGTGGGATGTAGCTGCAAGGGAGTTATAATGGCTAGAACATTGTTAAGTAAAAAAAAGGGTGTCTCTATGCGTAAAGAGCATAAGAACCCTACAGGTGGTCTATCTGCTAAAGGTAGATCGTATTATAATCGCAAGACTGGTAGCAATTTAAAAGCACCAGTTACTGGTAAAGTTAAACGTGGTAGCAAGTCTGCTAAGAGACGAAAGTCATTCTGTGCTCGTATGAGTGGAGTGAAAGGCCCAATGAAGGATTCTAAAGGTCGTCCTACACGTAAAGCATTATCGTTAAGAAAGTGGAGGTGCTGACATGGCTAAGTCAAAAGTAAATCAATCAGGTAACTATACTAAGCCAGGTATGCGTAAACGTTTATTCCAAAGCATTATGAGTAGTGGTAAAGGTGGCAGACCGGGTCAATGGTCAGCTCGTAAAGCACAGATGTTGGCTAAAAAATACAAGGCTGCAGGTGGGGGATACAAATCGTGAAAGCTCCACAGCGTTCTTTAAAAAGATGGACTAAGCAGAAATGGCGTACAAAGTCAGGTAAGAAGTCTAGCGAAACAGGTGAGCGTTACCTGCCATCAGCGGCTATTACTGCATTATCTTCAGCGGAGTATGCATCCACTACTAGAAAAAAACGTGAAGATACACGTAAAGGTAAACAGCATTCTAAGCAACCAAAAAGAATTTTAAAAAAAACTAAAGCATATAGGAGATAACTATGCCATACGGAAAGTATTCAAAGAAACAAAAGAAGTTAGCCTCAGTAGCAAGTCCTAAGAAAAAGATTACTGGTGATGACTTCAAAGCTATGAAGAAAAAGAAAAAGACGCTTATGTCTAATTATTAACCAAAAGGAGTATATATGAGCGAAGAACAGACACCTGTCGAAGCACCCTCAGTTGAGGAAACTGCAACACAGCCTGTAGACATCCTATCGGATGATGGTAAATTCAACCAAAGTTGGGTAGAAGCACTGCCAGAAGATTTAGGCAAGCATTCTATCTGGTCAAAGTATGACAACCCCATTGATCTAGTTAAGGGTACTATTAATGCTCAATCACAAATCGGACGCAAAGCTGAAGAGTTTTGGACTTCCGAAGATGCGAATGACGTAGCTAAGAGGCGTGAAATCATGGGCATTCCAGAAGACTATGATTCATACTCGCTCGAATCTGGTGAACTACCAGAAGGTCTTGAGTTAGATCAAGAGCGTATCGATGCGTTTCGTCAACTCGCCTATGAGAAAAACATCCCCCCTGAAGCAGCACAAGCTATCCTAGAGTTTGAGATGCAGAATGCTATTGATGAGTATAACAACTCTGACACACAGCAGGAAGTATATCGTCAGGAATCCGAAGGTGTTCTGCGTGAAGAGTGGAAGGGTGATAAGTATGAATACAACTTGGCTAAAGTATCTGAAACTATGGATTACTTAGGTCTTGGTGAGTTTAAAGATGATCCTAATATCGGAAACAACACTGAGTTTATCAAAGCTGTCTTTGAGCACGTTGTTCCATTGATTGATAGTGATGATCTTATTGAAACTCGCAAGAGTGATAACTATGCTACCATCAACGATCAGCTTGTAGAGCTTGAACAGAAGATGAATGAGTATAGAGGAAATACAAGTGAACTGCCTTACCTCGGTATGATTAAAGAGCGTGAAGCATTGTTACGTAAAATTTCTTAATTAATTTCTTGACAATAAAATTAAAATTTAATATAAGCACAACAGATTTGAAACGGATACCTCGCAAGAGCCTGTATGATAATCTGGGGTGAGAACCTTATATTAGGCTAGACCCTCACGGTGAGGATACTCAGAGCCGAAATAAACTGATTATTAAATTGTAAATAGGAGTATTATTATGGCAGGAAATCTGCTCGACACATATGTAATTGGTTTTGACCGTGCTATTCGTGAAACGGTTGAAACTAAAGGTGGTAAACTCCGTCCTTACGTTCAGTTGGCTACTGGCGATCTGTTCCGTAAGGAGGGTGTGTATCAAAGAACATCTGGTGGTGGTTTACCCCAGAAAGTAACTAACCGCTTCGGCGACTCACCTGTATCAGACATTGATTACAGCCGTCGCCGGGTGACTCGTCAAGCATTCCAAGACGGCCAATTCATGGATTGGGCTGACTTAAGCAAGATGGGAACTGATCCTCGCAATGCTAAACTAGCAGTTATGAAGAACAAGTTTCTTCGCCAAGAAGACATCATCTTAGACCAAGCTCTTTTGGGTACGGCTAAAGGTGGAGTTAATGGTGAAACTGATACCTTCCTAACTAACGCAAACAACCTCATCAAAGATGGTGGTGCTGTTGGTTCTGCTGTTATCTCAGAAGGGTTCACTTACGAGCGTTTCTTGGGTTCATTGACACAGTTCGGTAACCTGTCTGTTGACATCGAAAATCAAAAGCCTGTATTCAAGATTTCTTGGAACGAGTGGAATGACATGATGAAACAAGACGAGTTTATTAACTTGGATTATTCAGCACAACGTCCGATTGACGGATCTGTAGGAGTTATTTATGACTACATGGGATGTCATTTCTGCGTTAGCAATATTGTTCCGTGGTCTTCTAGCACTACAGTATCTTTAGGTACTTCTGCTACTAACGGCTCAGGAAGCACTATTAAAATTGCTGATGGTGACGTATCTTCATCTACAGGTGCTTGGGATGCTTCAAGTTATACTGCACGTGCTTGTTATGCATTTGTGCAAGATGCTGGATTGTTGGAAATCAACCCTGACATGACTACTAAGGTGTCAGAACGGGCTGATAAATCGTTTAATTACTACGCTTACATGAAGGCAGAGTTTGGTGCTGTCCGCATGGAAGAGGAAAAAGTAATTGTTATTCCTTGTGTTTAATAGGTTAGGAGACTTATAAAATGGCAAATTCAACAGAAGTTACTGCGTTAAACGCAGGTATTGTTACAAAGTCTAACTATCGTGGAAATGTTCAGGCAATTCCAGTATCTTTAGCAACAGGCACAGGTGCAGGAACTCACACTATTAGTGGTGTTCTTCCACAGGAAGCACGCTTAATTGGTGCGAGCTTGTTCTTCACAGACCCAAATAGTGGTAGCACTAACTCTACTATTCTTGTTGGTCATGCGGATGATACTGATGCAGTAGGTACTTCAGGTGCTACATCTGCGGCAGGAAGCATTGCATTTCCTACTACTGGTAGTGCGGCAGGTAGTGTTGACTTAGGAAGTACAACATTAATTGTTACAACTGATTCTGATGTAAATCAATCAGTAACAATTTCTGGATACATCCTAATCGCTACAAACGAGTAATACATTGGGGAGGGAAACCTCCCCTACCCTTTTTTATATGGAGGTGTCATGGCACTTACTAAAGTAATACTTACTAATCTAGCTTTATCTAAAATTGGTTCAGACCGATTGCAGATTACAGATTTCGATAATGACACTACAATAGCCGGGTCTCAAGCTCGGCTTCATTACGATGTAGCTCTTGATGAGCTTGTTCGTATGCATCCGTGGGCTTGCTGTAAGAAACGTGCTAAACTTGTAAAAGCTACTACTACAGACCCCAAGTTCCCTTTGTTTCAATATCAAAACGCACATACCCTACCTACTGATTATATCCGAGCTACATACGTCAGCAATACTGATAGTCAGTACACTTCAATACAACCACGTGTAGAGTGGGTTATCGAGGATGGGTTTTTATTAACTGACTTTGAAGAAATTTGGATGTGTTACGACAAACGTCCCGACCCGACTGATATGGACTCTCTATTTTCTAGAGCGTTTTACACTTACCTGGCTATGAAGTTAGCTGTTCCGATTACTGGAGATCGTGATCTAGAAGTTAGTATCCTAAAAGAATTTGATAGTATTATTATGCCTGAAGCAAGGCGTGTGAATGGATTTGAGAAACAGACTATGCCTGTTGTTGATAGTGAATGGTTAGAGTCAACTATCATCTCACCAAGCACACAGTCTCAGTCATGGCCTCCTTTTTCTCAAACTAACTACGGTTCATTCTAAAGATGGCTAAGTTAACCATAAATAACTTTAATGGCGGTGAAGTATCTCCATACCTTTATGCACGTGAAGATGTAGAAAAAATCTACAACAAAAGCTGTTTGAAGATGGAAAACTTTGTACCGTTACCTTATGGTGGTGCAACTAAAAGACCTGCTTTAAAATACTTAGGCAACTCTTTAGGTAATAATAAAGCCAGGCTTATACCTTTTATATTTAATGTATCAGAGAAATATATAATTGAGTTTACTAATCAAAACGTTCGTATATGGAAAAATGATTCACCGCATCAAGGAGGCTCTGGTGATATAAATTTATCTATACCTCATCTAGAAGCAGAACTTGATGATATACAGTTTACGCAATCTGCTGATATTTTATTTTTTGTACATAAGAATCACCCACCCTACGAGATTAAAAGGCTCGGTGATACAAATTGGTTGGCAAGCGAGGTTGAGTGGTCTTTCCCTCCACTTCTTGAAGAGAACACCGACAACACTATAACAATTACTACATCTTCTAAAAGTGGAGAAACAACCTTAACTGCGTCTCAGGATTTATTTAATAGTAATATGGTGGGTGGATATTTTAGTTTTGAAGCTGCAAGGGTTGAGGGAAACCTATCATTAGCTAAAGAGTTTACTGATTCAGGTGTTTCAGAATCTATTAACGTATCAAATAGTGATTGGGATTTTGAAACTGCTGCGTCATGGAGTGGTCGTATTACGATTGATAGAAGTGTTGATGGCGGCAACTCATTTGAAGAGTACATTACTGTATGCGATACACGTAGAGTAGATCATGATACAGAAGCAAAAAACTTTGCTATTTCTTCCGATGCTCCAGAGGGAAACAATACCTTATTGCGTGTTCAATATGAAAAGGGTGATTTAACTGGAAATTGTGTAATATCTCTAATTCCGACTTCAACTACTGTTAACTCACTTGTTCGGATTACAGGTTACAACTCAGCTACAAGCGTAGTGGCTAATGTGATATCAAACTTCCAAGATTCTATTACTGATTATATTACCGAATGGGCTATTGATACAGCTTTTGCAGAAGGTGATAAAGTAAAATTATCGGCTGGATTAGAGTATGCAAATGTATCTAAAGACTTATCTGCATTTAACGGATTATGTGCTACTGTACATAATGTTAGCGCAGCAAATTCAAGTCGAACAGCCGGCACTTATGATTTTGTACACGGAACTACAACTGGAATATCATCTCAAGTTAGCTCTACTGATAGCAGTGCAGGCCCTGGTACGGGAGCTAGAATACGAGTAGTAGTAGCATCTGGAACTGGTGCAGCTACTGTTACAATGCTCGGTGTTTCTGGTAAGAACTACGCTGTTACTAATCAATTTACAATTACTGACGCTGCATTAGGTGGTGGTGGTGCGGCTAACTTAACGTTTGATGTTGAAACGATTTCTGATACTTCTGGATTAGACAATATGCGTGGTGGTGCGTATGGTGATGCTAAATACTATGCTATTGATAATGCTCGTAAGGTTAATGTTTTTACAAAAGACAGCTCTGACAACTTTATGCCATACGACCAATGGACTGCGAGTAATTTAGATTCTAGTAATAATACAGGTCTTGATGTTGCATATTATAGTAATCATGTATATGTGTTAGGTGGTATAACTGCTAAGACTGAAACTTTTTACAACGCTGGATCATCGACAAGCGGGTTTGAAAGATTTAAGGTTTTTAAATATGACATAGACGGAAGCAATGGTGTTCAGTTTCTATCAGATGAAGCTACACCTTATTCTTTTTCAGGCCCAAATAGAACTTTTAAAGACATTACCATTCCAAGAAGTATAGGCGTATTGAATGGCAAGTTTTATATATCTTGCGTAATGACGGCACAACATAGATATGGTTATAAAACTAGGGACGACTTAGATTTTAACACAAACGTAGGAATAAGAAGGTATTCTTCAAGTGGTACATTTGAAACCCAAAAAAGTTTTTTCTCACAAAACGTAAACTATGATTTTAATATTCCTCAAAGTAGTTTTGTTGCGAAACCGACAGGCGAGTCTAATACTGAATTTATTACCGATATAACTGGAGTATCCGATGCTTCTATAAATAAAATTTATTGCATTGATTCAACAAACAATGAAATTGTGTTTTTTACTCCAGAATTTACATCAGCAGGAAAGTTTGATTTAAGCACTGAGTTCTCTTCTACCAATGTTACTGGTTCGTTTTACGATGATACAACAGATGGCAGTGAGTTGTTCTGGGTTGCTGACACTACTGGTGCAAATAAAAAATACAACTTTAGCACTAAAGCAGAATATTATCAATGTCTTGCTCCAGTAGGTTCAAGTGATGGAGATGAGTTTGTAGATCAATTAAATGATGGTCATTGGTTTGAAACTGTTCCAGAAATGTACAGATGGTCTGAAGGTGCGTTTTCTAACTACAGAGGATTCCCTGATACTTGTGCATTTTTTGAAGGTAGATTAGTATTTGCAGGTACAACCAATAACCCTAATACACTATGGTTAAGTGAGATTGATAACTTTTTTCAGTTTAAAGTTGCTACGCTCGACACATCTCCGATGAGACTTACTATTAACTCTGGGCAGTTAGATGGCATACAATGGCTTGTACCACAGAAGTTTTTAGTTATTGGTACATCTGGTAGCGAGTGGGCGTTAGGATCAGAGTCAGATAACAAGCCTGTTACCCCTACCTCTTTTGAGTTAAAGCGTAAGACAACATACGGCTCTGCCGCTACTGCCGGGTTGTTAGTTAACTCAGCGGTACTATTCTTGATGCGTCAGGGTAAAAAAGTTCGTGAGTGGATATTTAACTTTGATGCACAAGACTATGTAGCACCAGATTTAACTCTTTTAGCAGAGCATATATCAAAAGATGGGTTTGTTTCTCTTACATATCAGCAACAGCCTGATAATATTATATGGTCAATAAACAGCGATAAAGACCTTATTGGTATGACATACGAGCGTGATCAAGATGTTATCGGATGGCATAGACAGAAGTGTACTGGAGACTTTGAGTCTGTAATGGTACTTCCATCTGAAGATGGCCCAGACCAAGTTTATGCTGTTATTAAACTAACAGTAAATAGTGCGGATGCTAGATATATTTGCAAACTCGATGCACGTGAGTGGGGTACAAATTACACTAGTGAGTACAATGGTTTAGATTACTACAAAACATTTACTAACCTGGCCACAGGAACTATATCTAATTACAATTATGCTATTGGTGAAACATACACAGTTGTGGCTAATGGTGTTGAGATAGGAACAGGCACTGTTGATTCTGATGGCGACTTAAATATAGGAACAGCTACTAGCTTAACTATTTCGAGTGCATCTATTGTGAGTGATGAGATTGTAATTAACTTTAGTGCTGCACACAACCTATCAGTAGGTGACACGATTAACATTGCTAACCTCGGTTTTACAACTACCGACCCGAATGGTAAATATCTTTTACAGACTGGTGATATAACCGATACAGATACCGTTACTATCGCTTTAACAGGTAACCCTGCTGATGAAACCTTTACAGTATCAGGTAGCACTACTTGCCAGGCCTATTTATTTTCTACTACTTACAGCAAAGTTGTTATAGGCAAGAAGTTTACTTCGACACTAGCACCTTTATATATAAACTATGAAGGTCGTTATAGCAGTACAGTTGGTAGTAAATCAAACGCATCTATGGCTACTATTAGATTTAAAGATACTGTTAGTGCCAAGTGTGGTCAGACTGAGACAGCATCTGATTTGCAACCAGTTAAGTTTCAGGGTACAGGAATGGTTAGCGAAACAGCGGAGGTCTATCTATCTAATGCACCAGAATACTTGCAGACAGTTTATATCGTAAGCGATGACCCTGTTCCTTGTACAGTTTTGTCAATGACACCTAGAATTGATACTGGAGGCATAAGAAAATGATGTTTAAAATATTTGCTAGTTTAATTGGTGCGGCTGTATCTGCAAAAGCACAGAGAGGACAAGGCGATGCAGCAATGCGTCAAGCTGAATATAACGCTCAGCTACAGCGTAATAAAGCACAATCTATTGCGTATGCTAGGAAGACAGAGACACGCCGTATGACTGATAGTGGACGAAGAGCTAAGGCTACTCAACGTGCTGCGTACTCTAAGACTAATACTGTTATAACTGGCGATACACCGTTGTTTGTAATGCTCGAACAGGCGGGTGTTATGCAACAGGATATTATGAACAAACGTCGAAACCGAATGATACAAGAGCAACAAGCTGGGGCTGGTGCAGATATGACTGAGTACGAAGGCCAGATGGCTAGACAGGCAGCATATCAGGCAGCATCTAACACCTTGTTATCAGGTGCGTTGAAAGCAGGAACTTCGTTGTTTAGTCCTGAGTTTAGTTTCGGTAGTGATGAAGTTGTTGACTCTGTTGACACAGGACTATTTGGCACTCCAGTAAATGACTTTGTAGGGCCTATTTTTGAACCTTATAATTAATAGGATATTATTATGCCTCAGATACCTTTATACGAACAGCAAGTAAGAGTTTCAGACGAACAAGCAGGAGTAAAATATGATGCAAGTGCAGAGATTGAAGGATTACGTCAGCAAGAGCAAACTGGTAAAATCATTGCTGACTTTGGCGAAGCGTTTCAAGCAAAGTATGATAAACTTGAAAAAGAAGCTGCTGAAGCTGATTACGAAGTACAACTAAACAAATTCAAAAATGATCTAGTAGATCGTAAAGC